ATCACCTACCGCGGCGAACAGTTCGACGGCTACAACAAGCCGAAGCGGACACCATCACACCCGAAGAAGTCTCATGCGGTACTCGCCAAGGAAGGCGATACCATCAAGCTGATCAGGTTCGGTCAGCAGGGCGTATCAGGCTCACCAGCGCGAACAGGAGAATCGGCAGCAGCCAAAACCAGACGGGCATCATTCAAGGCGCGCCATGCCGCCAACATAGCCAAAGGCAAGATGTCGGCTGCATATTGGGCAGATCGCACAAAGTGGTGAGACTAGACTTAGTTCAGTTACGGTAGTCACCATGGCACGGACCTACTCCAGGGACTCACGCGGTCGGTTCTCCGGCGGTGGAGGTGGAGGCGGAAAGAAAGGTGGAGGCGGGAAGAAGTCTGGCGGCGGCGGGAAGAAGAAAGCCGCTGGCATGAAGAATCAAGTAGCGGCAGGTCGTAGGGCTAAGGCTGCTTACAAGGCTGCCACCAGCAAGGCCCGTGAAGCCAAGATGCTGGCCGGTGGTCGCACCAGCGCACGAGGCCTTGGCAAGCGCACAGATGCCGGCGCCAAGAACATCCGCGCCAACGTCAAGGCTTATCAATCTGCACAAGCCAAGGTGCGGCGGATGGAATCCAAGCGCAGCACCGGTCGTCGCCGTAAGGCCTGATCAATCTGCCACGAAATCATCCCAGCTGCCGAGTTGTTCCATCACCGCCTGCGCGTGGTCGGTGATCAGCAGCAGGTCGCCATCCTCATCACGGGCGATGGCGACCACTCTTGACAGATGCAGGTTGCCGACAGCAGCAAAAGTCAGCACTTCATTGCCATCTTCGTCGATGTCGATTACGTTCGACAGTACATGCCGTAGATCGCGTGATCCAAGCCCGTCTGGGTTCTGCTTGATGATCTCCATGCCTGCTCCGATACACTGCAACAGTAACTGACCCTGCGGGTTATCAATGTCCGATGAACTCAACACCCAGGAGCCTGCGGCTACCGGGGGTGACAATACCGAAGCACTGCAACGCAGTGTCGAGGCATTGGAGCGCAAGAATCAAGAGCTGATCGCTGAACTGCGCGCTGCAAAGAAAACCAAGCTGCCGGATGGTGTCGATGTCAACGAGCTCCTTGAGTTCAAGCGCCGCGCCGAGCAATCTGAACTTGAAGCCCAAGGAAAATACCAAGAAGCCCGGCAGGCTTTGGAGCAGCAGTTCCGTGAGGCGACGGCGCAGAAGGACCAGCGCATTGCTGACCTTGAAATCCGCGTTCGGGAGCTTGAACTCATCGCTCCAGCCGTGACGGCATTGGCCGACATCGTGCATGATCCTGATCTGGTGCTGAAGACCAAGCTGAAGCCAGAATCAATCGAACGCGACCCGGATGGCACCGTCGTCGTGGTTGATGGCTACGAGCGCAAACCGGTCAGCGAATGGGCCAAGACCCTGCCGGCATGGATGCAGAAGCAACCACGACCGCAAGGCGGCGGCGCACCAGCTGGCGGTAGCGCCACCGCAACGATCGGCATCAAGAATCCATTTGCGCCGGAATCATTCAACCTGACCGAACAATCAAGGCTCTATCGTACCGATCGTGACTTGTACGATCGGCTCAAAGCTGCAGCGGGTCGCTAACATAATCACAACCGGCTGCGCTGGTGATACTGGGCTGCGCCCGCACCACCATCAATCTCTTTATCTGAGGAATCATCATGGCGACACTTCGCTCTGATGTGATCATCCCCGAGGTTTTCACTCCGTACGTCATCGAAGCCACCACTCAACGCGATGCCTTCCTGGCATCCGGCGTGGTGCAGCCGATGGCGGAGCTGAACGCCACCGAAGGCGGTGATTACGTCAATGTGCCTTTCTGGAAGGCCAACCTGACCGGTGACTTCGAGGTGCTGACCGACAGCACCAGCCTGACGCCTGGCAAGATCACCGCTGACAAGCAAGTCGGCGTGATCGTGCATCGCGGCAAGGCATGGGAATCACGCGACCTTGCGGCACTTGCTGCTGGCGCTGACCCTATGGCTGCCATCGGCGCCAAGGTGGCAGATTATGTCGCCAACCAACGGCAGAAGGACCTGATCAAGTGCCTTGAAGGTGTGTTCGGCAGCCTCACCGGCTCCGATAGCCCGGCCTTCTCGGCGCTGCGCTTCGACACCAGCGGCATGACGGCACTGGGTCCCCGTCAGGTGGCCAAGGCCCGCAGCCTGCTGGGTGATCAAGGCGACAAGCTCGCTGCTGTTGCGCTTCATTCAGCCGTTTACTACGACCTGGTGGAGCGCAAGGCCATTGATTATGTCACCAACACCGAAGCCCGCGGCGGCGGCACTGTTGCCACTACCGGCATTGCCCCGGTCATTGCTGGCAGCATCCAGAACGCCTACGGTGAAGTCGTGGTGCCGACCTATATGGGTCTGCGCGTCATCGTCTCCGACGACCTTGCCCCGACCAGCACCAACTATCCGGTGTACTTCTTCACCCAAGGCGCTATCGCCTCCGGTGAGCAGCTGGCACTGCGGACCGAAACCGACCGTGACATCCTCGCCAAGAGTGATGCCATGTCGATCGACCTGCACTACTGCTACCACCCGGTCGGCGCTAAGTGGACCGTCGGCACCACCAACCCGACACAGGCGCAACTTGCCACCATCGGCAACTGGTCGAAGGTGTACGAAACCAAGAACATTGGTATCGTGCGCGGTACTGTCACTTCCAACTTCTGAGGTAACTAGCAATGGCTTCTATCTTTGAGCTGGAAAATCCCGCCTTCGGGAACACCTACCGCAAGACCACCGTCACGACGCTGGCAGCAAGCGGCGCCCAGACCGCTACTGCTGCCCAGCTGCTGGGTGGTGTGCTGGTTTCGACTGCTACGGCAGCGTTCAACCTGACCACCGCCACCGGCGCTGAGATCTGCACGGCACTGGATGCTGTCAACCAAAACGTGGTTGGCATCAGCTTTCAGTTCAGCATCGTCAACCTCGGAACCTCCACGTTCCATGTCACCCTGCTCGCTGGCGCCACTGGCGTTACGGTCAACGGTGATGCGATCGTGGAAGCTGGTACCTCCAGCACGTTCCGTGCGGTGGTGACGGCTGCCAACACCGTCGTGATCTACAAGGTCTGACATGGGTCTATTCGCCTTCCGGCGGATGCGTGAACGTGAGGCTGCCTCCCTGGAGGTGGCCTCTCTTTCTGCATCAGAGCCGGTGCCTACACTGACACCAGAGGATCAGACCGATGGCCATCGCAATCGACGCAACGGCAGGGGGCGTCAACGCCAACTCCTACCTGACGCTGAATGATGCGCAGGCCATCATTGATGGCTTTGTCGAGGATGCTGACGTCACCGCATGGGCATCAGCAACGACTGATCAAAAGAACCGGGCGCTTTATACCGCAACACAACGCCTCGATCGCGAACGGTTCCTAGGTGCGCGATCAACTGATACGCAGGCGCTGCAGTGGCCTCGTACCGGTGTCCGCAAGCCTGACACCTACATCAACACCTACGCCGTCGGCTTTCCATTTAGGATCACCACCGACTATTTCACCGACACTGAGATCCCCGATCAGATCAAGAAGGCTCAAGCGGTGCTGGCGGTCTACCTGCACAACAATCCAAGCGGCATCGGGTTGAGCGGTCTGGAGGACTACAAGAACGTCAAGATCGGCAACCTTGATGTGACGCCAAACCTTGGCTATGGCGCCATCGGTGCTGATAAGGTGCCGCCGATCATGGAGCGATACCTGACCGGTCTTAGACTCAGTGGACCGGGGAACTTCGCCATTCGCAGGAGCTGATATGGACCGCGCCTACAGCCTTGGCTTTGAGTACATCAGCGACACCAGCGCCCATACCGGTAGGTTCTGGCAGCTGTATGCCGTAGCTGATGCGGTGATCGCCTCGGCGGTGATCGCCAACCAGACCGGCAATACGTTCACATCAGTGCCGCTCAATGCTGGCGACAGCATCATGGGCGTCTTCACCAGTGTCACACTCGCCAGCGGCAAGGTCGTTGCTTACAAGGTATGAGCGCATACTCAGCCGTATGGGGCGTTGACTACGCCAAAGGCGGAACCTTCATTTCTGACACCGATCCGCATACTGGCCGCTGGTGCGCGATCCACTTCACCAGCAATACGCAGGTGCAGGCGATCACCGCCGTCAACTACGACGGCAACACCCTGGCAGGGCAAACCTTCAACGCCCATACCACGCTGTATGGCGTCTTCACCAGCATTGAGCTACAGAACGGCCACTGCGTCGCCTATCGACTATGACTCTTGCAACCTCGCTACGGTCTACTGCCAGCAAGTTGATGGCGAAGTTCGGCGGATCAGTGACGATCCGTCGCATCACGCTTGGCACCTATAACGCCACCACCGGCATGATGTCAGAAACTGCAAGCGACACCACGATCCGCGGCACGTTGCAGGACGTCAACAGGCGTGAGGTTAATGAGCTGGTGCAGGCCAGCGACAAGCGGCTGATCATCGCCGCCGCTGATCTGGTCATCACGCCAACAACTGCCGACAAGGTGCTGATCAATGCCGTGACGCATCAGGTCATCAAGGTCACCACCATCGAGCAAGACAACCAGCCGATCACCTACGAGCTGATCTTGAGGGCCTGATCATGGCGCGTCGCATCAACCTATCGCAGATCGGTAACTTCTCGCAGGACAAGTACGAACAGCTGCTGCGCGAGGTGGTGCTACTGACTGACAGAAGGCTGAAGGACGGCAGCCCAGTCGATACGGGACGGCTGCGCATGAGTTGGTCAATCGGCGAGAACAGCACACCCGGCTACGACCCAGGCCCGCAAAATGGCGTAGCGGGCATCACACCACCGCGCCGGCTGAACTACGGCACCGAGCGCGCCGGCAATGTCTACCACATCCACAACAGCCTGCCGTATGCAGAGCCGGTGCTGTATGGCACCAACCTGCCGCCGTCGTGGGGTGGAGTCTGGCGATCCGTCAGTCATTCCATGCTTGACGGCAAGCCCGTTACTGGCCCGCCGCCTCAAATCGAGGTGGGATATCCCGACCTGATCGCCCGTGAGATGGCTGACTGGGCTCGGCAGGCAGCTGATCGCATCGGGAGGACCGACTGATGGCAGCATTGGACCTCAACAGCATCCGCGCCATCGTCGAAGGTCGACTAGCCACTGAGCTGGCAGCAGCGCCGGTCATTCCGGTGGTGTTTCATAACCAGCCCTACAACCCAACGCCAAACAGCAGCTGGGCGCAATGCTTGATCAGCTTCGGCGTTAACAACTACCTGACGATGGGCGGCACCACCGGCAGCAACAATAGCGCCATCGGCATTGTCGTCATCAATATCTTCACCCCGCAAGGTGCAGGACCTGGCGCCAACCTTGTGATCGGCAAGCGTGTGCGGGATCTCTACAATAGGGTCATCGTATCGGGGGTCCACTTCGATCCGCCAACCGGCCCAGAGGTGGTGGCTGCGCCGTCTCCTGAAGGGTACTTTCAGTCACAGGTCAGGATGACCTTCCAAACCTTCGAGGATCTCTAACCATGGCCTTCTATCGCGGCGAACAGGGCTCCGTCAAGTTTGACGATGCCGGCTCTGCCAACACCACCATCGCCTCCACCCGCTCGTGGTCAATGACCATCGAAAAGGACGTGCTTGAAACCACAGCACTGGGCGCGACATACAAGTCAAACATCGGTGGATTGATCGGTGGATCTGGCACCGTCGAGGTGCTTTATACCGCCTCCAGTGCTGATGAAACCAATGCCTTCATTGAGGCTGCCAACACCGCCACCGATCAAGCGGTAGCGACGTTTGAGCTGTTCCTTGATACCACCGGCACCAAGAAGATCAGCTTCGCAGGCCTGATCACCAGCGCCGAGTATGGCGCCACCGTGGGTGAGATCGAAACCATCACCTGCAATTTCACGACCACCGGCACCATCACCACCTCGATCTGATCATGGCTTTCTATCGCGGGCAACAAGGCACGGTCTTCTTCGACAAGGACAGCGGCGCCGGTCTTTCCGAGATCGCTGCAGTCCGGTCATGGTCGATGACCGTTGAGAAGGATGTCCTTGAGACCACCGCTCAAGGCGCCACCTACAAGGCCAATGTCGGCGGCCTGCTGGCTGGTACCGGCACCATGGAGGTGATGTATGACGCCCCAGGGTCTGGCGACAAGCTGGACATGCTGAAGGATGTCAACACCGCCACCGATGAAGGTAATGCAGCCATTGAGCTGTATCTTGATGAAACCGGCGGCAAGAAGATCACCGGCACCATCGTGATCAACTCGGCTGAATACGGTGCTACGGTTGGTGAGCTTCAAGTGGTGACGATCAACTTCACCACAACCGGAACGATCACGCTCGACATCTGATGCCTGCTGCAACACCACGCACCGTTGACCTGCTCACCGGTGCTTTTGATCTCACCGCTCGCCGGCGGTTTGATGTGAAGAAAGACGATGGCACGGTGGTGATGTCGTTGTACTTCACGCCGATCACCCGCGCTGATCGCAAGCGTGCCAGCGGTCTTGCCGGCACCGATGAGGCGCTTGACATCAGCACCCAGATGCTGTGCCAAAAGGCTGAACTTGAGGACGGCTCGAAGGCCTTTGCGCCGGCTGATGCGGTGAAGCTGCAACGTGAGCTGCCTGAAGCGGTGCTCAACGACCTTGAGCTGTTCCTGTTTGGCCTCGGGCAGACCGAGACACTGGAGACCGCAAAAAACGACTAGAGGCCGACAGCTGGCTGTACTTTGAGTTCTTCCTGGCGACAGAACTAGGCAAGACCGTCAGCCAGCTGCGGCAAGAATTAACGGATGATGAGTTCATCCATTTTGCGGCGTACTACGAGATCAAAGGCAAACGTGAGCAGCAGGCGATTGATAAAGCCAAGCGCCGGTAGACTGCTGCTATAGGGAGGTGCTGCGGTGGCTGTTGCTGTTGTTGACATTCAGGTCAATGCTGGCGGTGCATCGCAGCAGCTACGCAACCTGAATCAGCAATCGCAGCAGCTGCAAACTGCTGTCAATGGCGCCACTACTGCTGTAACGAGGCAAGGCCGAGAACTTCAGACCGCCGCCAACGGGATGAAGTATTTCACCGATGCCGCAGGTCGCGCACGGGCAGAGAATGGTCGGCTCCTTACGACAGCAGAACGAGCTGCAGCAGGTATCCGCAATCAAGGACAGGTCGCAGAACGTGCGGGTATACAGCTGGATGGATTCACGCAGCGCATCGCCGGAATCGGTCTTGCATTAGCCGGCGGCTTTGCTGTTGATCGCGTCATTCGTGATGCCACCGAACTCGACCGCAACATCCGCCGGCTTGGCACGGTCGGCATGGATATTGAAAAGATCAACCCGGCATTATCAAAGCTGAGTGATCAGCTCGGTGGTGTTGCAAACAAGGCTGATCTTGCGGCGGCATCGTATCAAGCGGCATCAGCAGGTTTCGCTGATACGGCAGGCAACATCCAGATTCTTGATGCTGCAACCCGAGCAGCGGTCGGTGGTCTTGCAGATACGCAAGCCGTGACGGAGGTGCTGGTCAAGACACTCAATGCCTACGGCATGTCAGGCACCAGAGCGTTTGAGGTGACCGACAGCATCTCGAAAGCCGTTGAACTCGGCAACCAAGAATGGAGTGACTACACATCCCTCCTAGGTCGTGTGGTGTCAACCACGTCATTGGCTGGCGTGAGCATCAACGAGATGAATGCGTTCATCGCGTCGGCTACCAAGAATGGCGCCACGGCTGAAGTTGCCTTCACCGGTCTCGGCGCAGTGCTCAATACCCTGCTGCAACCGACCAAGGAGAGCCAGGATGCCGCCAAGAAGCTCGGCATCGCCTGGAACTACGGCGGCCTCCAAGCCAAGGGCTTTACGGGCCTCATGGCGCAGCTTGCGGTGGCGATGCAGAAGGACAAGGAGACCACTGCACGGCTGCTGGGTTCGCAGGAGGCGATGCGTGGTGCATTCGCCGCTAATGCCAAAGGCGGCAAGGACTTCGTGATGGTGCTTGAGCAGCTCAGCGGTGCAGCAGGCAAGACCGATGCTGACTTCCAAACGATGAAGGGCAGCCTTGAAAACACAATCAAGGCGCTTGATACATCATTCATCAACTTGAGCGAAGCACTAGCCAAGGCATTCGGCCCGACGGTTGTCATCACGATTCAAGACATCACCAAGAGCGTTAATGGTTTCGCCAATGTGATGAGCTCCATCCCGCAACCGGTGATGGATGCAGTCGGAACGCTGATCAAGTTCGGCATCCAGATGATGCTGGTCAAGCGCGCCATTGACGCTGTGATTGCCTTGCGGGCAGCGTATGTTGCAGCCACCACCGCGATGGCAGCATCAACAGCG